AAACTTGCGGGGGGGGGGGGGGTAGATATGCTGCTGACTGACCCTCCGTACAATGTTTCATACGTGGGAAAAACTAAAAATAGTTTAACCATTCAAAATGACAGTATGGATGATGATAGCTTTCGTCAGTTTTTACGGGATGCGTTTGTTACCGCTGATTTTGTGATGAAAGCAGGTGCTGTTTTTTATATATGGCACGCAGATTCAGAGGGTTACAACTTCAGAGGGGCAATCAATGACGCTGGATGGAAAGTGCGTCAATGCTTAATATGGAAAAAATCATCATTGGTGATGGGCAGGCAAGATTATCACTGGCAGCACGAGCCTTGTCTGTATGGTTGGAAAGATGGCTCTGGACATCTGTGGGCTTCAGATAGAAAGCAAACAACCATATTGGAGTTTGATAAGCCATCTCGTAACGGTGAGCACCCAACGATGAAGCCTGTGGCATTGTTTGAGTATCAAATGCTAAACAATACAAAGGGTGGTGATATTGTTTTGGATTTGTTTGGTGGTAGCGGAACAACACTTATTGCAGCAGAAAAGAATGGTCGTGTTTCATATTTAATGGAACTAGACCCTAAGTATTGCGATGTAATCATTAAACGGTGGCAGGATTTCACAGGTAAGAAAGCAATTCACGCAGATACAGGTCAACCTTTCGCGGAGGTTTCACATGGCAGCAAAGAAACAAATAACTGAAAAACCACCACTAAAAAAGCGAGGTCCAAATGGTGGAGCGCGTTCAGGCGCAGGCAGACCAGCCTTTGTACCGACAGAAGCCGAGCGCAAACAGGTCGAAGCCTTGTCTGGATACGGACTACCAATTGACCAGATTGGCGCATTGGTACGGGATGGAATCCACATTGACACTTTGAGGGCGCACTTTAGCTCTGAGCTGGTGTCTGGTAAGTCCAAGGCAAACGCTCAAGTGGGCAAGACGCTATTCCAGAAGGCGATGGGCGGCGATACCACAGCCATGATCTGGTGGTCAAAGACCCAAATGCGCTGGGCTGAGACGCAAAAGCATGAGCTAACGGGTGCAGATGGTGCGCCCCTAGAATTTGCCAAGATTGAGCGTGTCATCGTCAAGAATGGGTAAAACGCTGCAGCTCAAGACTCCAGAGTGGGCTGTTCCATTGCTTGACCCGTCCAGATACAAGGCAGCTTGGGGCGGTCGAGGCTCAGGCAAGTCTCATTTCTTTGCTGAGATGATGATCGAGACTCACATTATGGATCAGAAGCGTCGAAGCGTGTGTGTGCGTGAAATACAGAAGTCGCTGCAGCAATCGGTCAAACGCCTGCTTGAGACAAAGATTCAAGCAATGAACGCTGGCGCCTACTTTGAGGTTCAAGATGCGGTCATCAAGTCCAAAAAGGGCGATGGCGCGATTATCTTTCAAGGTATGCAAAACCATACAAGCGACTCAATTAAATCGCTAGAAGGATACGATTGCGCCTGGGTGGAGGAAGCCCAGAGCCTAAGCCAGACGAGTCTCGATCTGTTGCGCCCAACGATACGAAAGCCCGACTCTGAGCTGTGGTTCTCATGGAATCCACGCCAGCAATCCGATCCTGTGGACTTTCTGCTGCGTGGTCCTGAGCCACCAAAGGATGCTCAGGTCATCAAGGTCAACTTTAGCGATAACCCTTGGTTTCCCGATGTCTTGCGCGACGAGATGGAGTACGACCAAAGGCGAGACCCAGACAAGTATCAGCACGTCTGGCAAGGTCAGTATCTAACAAACAGCAACGCCAGGGTGTTTCGCAACTGGAAGATTGACGATTTTGAAGCCTCACCAGAGGCGATCCACCGTTTGGGCGCGGATTGGGGATTCGCTATTGATCCGACAGTGTTGGTGCGATGCCACATTATTGGGCGCACGCTATACATTGATTACGAAGCGTACATGGTCGGGTGCGAGATTGTGAACACGCCTGACCTGTTTATGACCATTCCAGAGGCAGAGAAGTGGCCAATCGTGGCAGACTCAGCAAGACCAGAGACCATCAGCCACATGAGAAAGAACGGGTTTCCTAAGATCATGGGTGCAGTCAAAGGGGCGAAGTCTGTAGAGGAAGGCATCGAGTTTCTCAAGAACTACGACATCGTGGTGCATCCAAGATGTAAGCACACGATTGACGAGCTGAGTCTGTACAGTTACCGCACCGATCCGCTAACTGGACGAGTGTTGCCGCTGTTGCAAGACAAGAAGAACCATGTGATTGACGCACTGCGGTATGCTTGCGAAGGTGTCAGGAGAACTAATATTTCTAAGGTTCAGACCTTTACTCCCTTGCCAGTTGCTAACAAATGGTGATTTAATACGCACAAAGAGGATAAACATGGCACGCATACCAACCGATCAACGCTTGGCAAACTTGCACGCTGAGGCTCTGCGCCAGTACAACGACATCCAAACTGCGCTGCGGGACGAGCGTCTCCAATGTTTGCAGGATCGGCGGTTTTACTCTATTTGCGGCGCACAATGGGAAGGTCCACTCTACGATCAGTATGAAAATAAGCCTCGTTTCGAGGTTAACAAGATCATGCTGTCGGTCATTCGTATTGTTAACGAGTACCGAAACAACCGAATCACAGTCGATTACATCGCCAAAGATGGCGCAGAAGATAGTCTGGCTGACACTTGTGATGGTCTTTACAGGGCTGACGAGCAGGACTCGGTGGCAAATGAAGCCTACGACAACGCATTTGAAGAAGCAGTGGGTGGCGGCATTGGCGCATTCAGGCTCAGAACCGTCTACGAAGATGACGAAGATGAGGACAATGACCGCCAGCGCATCATCTTTGAGCCGATCTTTGATGCTGACAGCTCGGTATTCTTTGACCTGAACTCGAAACGCCAGGACAAGTCGGACGCTTTGTTTTGCTTTGTGGTCAACAGTATGACCCGCGAGAGTTACAAAGAAACCTACAACGATGACCCGACAGACTGGCCAAAGATCATCCATCAATACGAGTTTGATTGGGCAACGCCTGATGTTGTGTTTGTCGCTGAATACTTCAAGGTCGAGGAAGTCGCTGAGACGATCCGTATCTTTCAGAGCATCGATGGGACAGAAGAGAAGTACCGTCAGGATGATTTCAGGAACGACGAGACACTAGAAGAGACCCTTTTAGCCATTGGCAGCGTCGAGGTTCGCCAGCGCAAGATTAAGCGCAATCGTGTGCGTAAGTACATTATGTCTGGCGGCAAGGTCTTAGAGGATGCAGGATATATCGCTGGCAACTGTATCCCTGTTGTGCCTGTGTATGGCAAACGGTGGTTCGTGGACAACGTTGAGCGTTGCATGGGTCATGTGCGCCTGGCCAAGGATGCCCAGCGTCTGAAGAATATGCAGCTCTCAAAGTTAGGTGAGATCAGCGCATTATCATCCGTTGAGAAACCGATCCTGACTCCTGAACAAGTCGCTGGCCACCAGATTATGTGGGCTGACGATAACTTAAAGAACTATCCATACCTGTTGGTCAATCCGATCACAGGTGCTGATGGCAGCACTCAGGTTCAAGGGCCACTGGCGTACACTCGCAGCGCACAAATCCCACCAGCGATGGCGGCATTGTTGCAGATCACCGAATCAGACATGAAAGAAATCTTGGGCGCATCGTCTCAAGGTGAGCAAATTGTCAGCAACATCTCAGGCAAAGCAGTCGAGATGATTCAGACCCGTCTGGATATGCAGACCTTTATTTACATGAGCAACTTTGCGAAAGGCATGAAGCGATCAGGTGAAATTTGGTTGAGCATGGCGCGAGACATTTATGTGGAAGAAGGTCGCAAGATGAAGGTTATCGGGCGCACTGAGGAAGTCAGCACCGTTGAGTTGATGCGACCAAAGGTGTCCGAGACTGGCGAGGTCATCATGGAAAACGACCTGAGTCGCGCCAAGTTTGATGTCAACGTTGATGTCGGCCCATCGAGTTCAAGCAAGCGTGCGGCAACCGTTCGTGCTTTGACAGGCATGATGGCGATCACCGACGATCCACAGACCAAGCAAGTCCTACAAGCGATGGCCATGATGAACATGGAAGGTGAAGGCATTGGCGATGTGAGAGACTTCTTCCGTAAGCAACTGTTGCGCCTGGGCGTTGTCAAACCGACAGAGCAAGAGGCTGAGATGCTCGCTCAAGAGCAGCAAATGCAAAGTCAACAGGTTGATGCAAACTCAATATTCCTGCAGGCAGCGGCTGAAGAGGCAACGGCTAAGGCAGCGCAGGCCAGAGCAAGCGTCATTAAGACCGTGGCAGACGCAGGGTTGGCTAAGGCAAAGACTGCCGAAACCCTTGCCAAGACCGGAGTCGAGCAACAGAATATGGTGATGACAGAGATTGAAGCAGCCCAACAAGCCGCACAAGGTGAGCAAATTCAGCCTGTTGTCAGATAAAATGCAAGAAAATGGTATCCATCCAGCCTTAAATGGGTGAGTTTAATGGGGTCAGTGTATGAATGAAAGGGCAGAAGTAGACGAACAAGAAGAGTCCGTTGAAGAAGTGACGATTGCAGAAGAAGTTGATCTGGAATCTGAAGAGTCGGAAACGGACGAGGTTGTTGTCTCAATTGGTGAGGATGCGCCCCCCGCCGAAGAGGAAGTTCGTGCGCCTGAATGGGTGCGTGAGCTGCGTAAGACGAATAGGGAAAAAGAGCGTCGCATTCGTGAGTTAGAAGCCAGGCTATCGGCCACCACAACTGAGATCAAGCCAGTTGTGACGTTAGGACCGAAGCCCAAGCTCGATGCTTATGATTACGATACTGATTTATTTGAAGCAGCATTAGACCAATGGCATGAACGCAAGCGCGAGCATGATCGTGAGGCTGAACAAGCCCAGCAATCAGAGCAGCAACAGCAACAAGCCTGGCAAGCCAAGTTGAACGACTACGGGAAGGCGAGAGCCGAACTCAAAGTCCGTGATTATGAAGATGCTGAGGAAACCGTCCAGCAGCTTTTAAATATTACACAACAAGGCGTGCTTCTGAATGGTTGTGATAATCCCGCACTCGTCGTGTATGCACTTGGCAAGAATCCAAAGAAAACTGCGGAACTTGCAAAGTTATCTGATCCCGTAAAGTTTGCTTTTGCGGTTGCGAAACTGGAGAAGGAATTGAAAGTGACCAATCGTCGGGCAGCACCCGCACCGGAACGTGTCGTGTCAGGAACAGGACGATCATCGGGTGCGATAGACTCAACCTTAGAACGGCTGCGAGAAGAAGCGGCTCGGACTGGCAACATGACGAAAGTCATTCAGTACAGAGCGCAGAAACGGACAGCATCCAAATAATTTAAAAGGAATTTAAAATGAGTAACTCATTCTCGAAAGAAGAGCGTGTTGCATTTGAGGACATCCTCGAAGGCTTCAACGACGCTCTAGTTTTATCCCGCAACGTGTCTATCTACAACACAGATAGCTCGATGATGGAACGCACCAACAACGTTATCTATCGCCCCCAGCCTTACATCGCTCAGTCGTATGACGGTATGGATCAGACAGGTAACTTCACAGCTTACACACAGTTAACCGTCCCAGCGACACTCGGCTTTCAAAAGTCTGTGCCTTTCATTCTGGACGCTCTTGAGTTGCGTGATGCGTTGCAAGAAAACCGTTTGGGCGATGCTGCAAAGCAAAAACTCGCATCAGACATCAACATCGCCATCATGAACGTGGCTGCTGCCCAAGGCTCACTGGTTGTTACAACCAACACAGCCGCAGGGGATTACGATGACATCGCTTTGTGCGACAGCATCATGAACGAGCAGGGCGTGCAGGCGTTTGATCGCTATCTGGCATTGTCGAGCCGTGACTATAACGGTTTGGCAGGCAACATTGCTGGTGGTGCTGGTGGCGCATCTGTGTCGCGCAGTTTCTCTGGCAACAAGTCAAACAATGCGTTTGAGCGCAGTTTCGTTGGTATGGTCGCAGGCTTTGAGACATACAAACTAGACTATGCAAATCGTTTGCTTGCTGCTGCTGGTGCAAACACCACGATGTCAACCTTAGTTGGTGCAAACAACTATTACGTTCCACAAGCTACCCAGACCGCAGTAACTGGTGAGACACAGAACGTTGACAACCGTTTCCAGACCATTACCGTGACAGCGAGCGCAGGCTTGTTGGTCGGTACACCGTTTGAGATCTCTGGCGTTGAGGCTGTTCATCACATCACAAAGCAGGGTACTGGCTTTGCCAAGACTTTCCGTGTTGTGCAAGTGGTCAATGCGACTTCTGTCGTTATCACACCACCGATCATCTCGGCTCAAGGCGGAACTGATGCAGAACTGCAGTACCAGAACTGTATCGTGACTGCGAATGCTGCAGCCGGAATTACCCGTCTGAACCTCGACACAGCACCGATCAACTGCTTCTGGCAGAAAGATGCTCTTGAGATTCTGCCTGGTCGTTACGCTGTCCCATCTGACGCTGGTGTCGCAGTGATGCGTGCCTCGACAGATCAGGGCATCGAGTTGGTGATGCAGAAGCAATACGATGTGAACACAATGAAGACCAAGTATCGTCTTGATACCCTCTTTGGCGTGGTCAATAAGCAGCCAGAGATGTCTGGTATCTTGTTGTTTAATCAGACTCCTTAAAGGAAACAATCATGTCCTATAACATCGTTTTTGCACAAGGCACAGCAACTGTCGCAGTGCCAGCAGGCGAGAAAATCGCCGTTCAAGCATACTCACCAGCGAGTGTGTTTCAAGAAGTTGGTTTCCCCAACTTTCCTGAAGCTAATGACCTGTTGACCGTGGTCGAGAACGCCACCTATGTGTCAGGCGCATTTACCAATGCCACCAACGTGATTATTCAGGCTGGTGCATCTGGTGCGTATTACTCGGTGGGTGTTGCGCCTGACATCAACAACAGTGGCAACTGGCAACCTCAAGGTGCGCCAGCCAACATTGCTGATGGCGCATCAATGATTGCCACAGCAGCGAACGTGCTGACTGGCATCATTACAGCAACACCAACTGCTGGCCGTGATGTTCAATTGCCAACAGGTGCAAACCTTGATCTGGCAACTGAGTGGGCGATTGGTGATTCGTTTGACTTCAGCCTGATTACTTTGGCTGCGTTTGCTTTGACCCTTACGGTCAACACAGGCGTGACCATCGTGGGTGCTGCTGCAACTGCTGGAACGGCGGGTGCATCTGCACGATTCCGTTGCCGCAAGACTGCAGCTGACACCTTTGTGGTTTATCGTTTGAGTTAATAAACCTGACAGGCCAGCAGAGATGTTGGCCTGTTTAACTTTCAGGAGAAAGCTATGATGGGTAAGAAGATGGGCGATATGATGTCCAAGACTATTAAGAAAGAAATGAAAGCTGGCAAGCCCCAAAAGCAAGCCGTGGCTATGGCTTACAGCATGAACAAGCCTGCCAAGAAAGACGCAAAAAAGAAATGATTAAGTCTGCAGCAATTATTAAGAATGCACCTCTCTCTAAATTGCGAGAGGTGCGTCTTGCCAAGAAGAAAGCCAAGAAGCAGGCTCAGATTGAGCGAAAAGCTATTAAGGTTTATTTCCCATCGCCTATGAAT